CTGCTCCGAGCAGAGAGTCGCCTCAACGTCCCGCTTCAGTTCGCGGCCCATCTTGGCAACGTTGTAAGCGAGTTCGTCCGCAACGCCCGCGTTGTCAACCGCACGCTGGGTGCCAGAGACGATGACCGTCTTTCTGGAAATCTGCGTGTAGTTGCCAAGCCGGATACGAGCCGTACCGTCCGTGTAGGAGGTCAGGTCGTCGCCTTCGAGCGCCGAGTTGGTCGTGGAGGCAGCAGCCAGGGCGTCAGTCAGCCACTCGAAATACGTGTTGCTGACGGAGCCAGAGCCGATGTTGGACATGAGCGGCGTCTCCTCGGGGGAGATGTCCGTAATCATGTTGTGAAGTTCCTCGCGGATACCGTCTGCGTGCAGATAGGTATCGGAGGTAGCGGTAAACTGAGCCATGTTATCTCCTGTTTAGAGCTTTGAAGGCGGAGACGAAATCGTTCACCCGCCCGGTAGCCCTGAGTTGTTCCCGTTTTTCCTTGAACTCACGGCTCTTGAGGCTCGGCTGGAGACTGCCCGGAGTCACGGTCTTGGGCGAATCCTTGACCTTTTCGGTCTGAGTCTTCGCTTTAGACATCATCTCGTCGTACAGCGCCGCCTTTCGCAAGGCGACGACGGCGCGATGATCGTAAATCTGCGAGATGTCCGCTTCGGTGTAACCGAGGGAAAGAGCGAAATTCGCGATCTTTTCCTTCTCGGCCTTCGCAACTTTGGCGTCCTTCCACTCAGGCAGAGCGTCCAGCAAATTGCTGTGTTCGTCCTGGATGTACTTCTGAAACGCCTTCTGCTGCTCCTGAGTCTGGAGTTCAGCGACTCTGCGCTGTTCCTGCTCTACAAGAGCCAGCTTCTCCTTGCGGTCCCGGTACAGTTCCTTCTGTTTCAGGTACTCGATTGGATCTTCGGCCTGTAGCCTCTGCCAGTCGGGCTCCTGAACGTCATTTAGCTGATCCTTCAGAACCTTGAGAGCATTTGAATACTGCTCTCGTTCCTCCTTCACCCGCGACGCTTCCGCCTCCAGGGCCTTACGCTCCTCGGACAGCTTCTGTGTCTTTCGTGTGTAGTCGGAATTGCGGGAGTAACCCTTCAGGAGTTCGTCTTCGGGGACTTCAATCTCCTCCCCGTCAACCTTTACCCTGAAAGTTCTTACCTCCGGTTGAACCTCGGCCTCGGATGTCTCCGTGTCCTCTGGCTGGTTCTCAGGCGGCTCCTCCGCCTGCGGCTCCTCTTTAGGAGTTAAAAGTGATTTGATCCGTTCCGCCGCTTCAGACGTTGTACCCTTGGGTGCGTCCATGCTGTCCCTTGGCAGTTGTTTCCAGTGCTGCCGTGTGTATGAAATTCTCAAGCTGCTGCCTGATGTCCATCAGGGCCTGCAACTTCCCAAACGTCGCCTCCCGGTCTTTCCATTTATCCGGGTGTGACGACTTCCACTCGGCAATCAAGGCCCCCTCAAGGGTCTTGATCGCCTCATCGAATACTTCGTTGCGGAGGATTTCCTCCGCGAGACGGGCTCGCTCAGAAGGTATCAAGCGACCTTTCTCGTCTTCGCGACTTCCGCCTTGATCTCCTCAACATCCACCGCTTCTTTGTATTTCATCTCCATCTCTCTTGAGCGGAGGATGATGTCGGCGTCAAGTTCGTCGCGCTTGAAATCCTGGTCCCACGCGGCCTTCTCTCTGTCCAGCCGCAACTGCTCGGCTTTGACCGCGATGTTCCCCCTGATCTCCTCCATCTGAAGCTGAGCCAGCATCTCCGCTGGATCGGGCTTCGGAGGCGGAGGCTCCCACGTTTGAGGGTCGGTGAAGAACATCGAACGGTCCTTCCAGCCCGCAAGCTCAAGCATCTTGCCGTAGGTGTTGTAGAGGTTCTGGGGGTTGACCAGAGGATTATCAGGACCGAACAACTGGAGGATGGCTTCCTGTTTTGCAGCAATCCCACCAAGGAAGCCAATCCGAGACTCCATCGTCCCGCCGCCGATTCCCACGTTCACCGAAACGTCCATCGTCGCGTCCCACGACCTAGGGTCCATCTGGACCCACTCGTTTCGGAGACGGATGACTTTAGGGGCGTCCTGGTGCTTTGAGATCAACCTCAAGATACCAGTGAACAACTGTTTCATCCCCGTCTCTGCGAAGATCCGGGCGATGAGTTCCATCCGGGCCTGTGCGCCCTGGACAGTGGCGTCCACCGCCGCTTTGGTGGTGGACTGCAATACATCAGCGTCCAACCCCTGAGAGGCGGCGTTGATTCCTGTCCTCTGTTCCTTGACCCTATCGAGGTAATCAATAACCGGGAACGCCTCTTTCCCGACGAAGGGCATGGCTAGGGGTTGAACCATCCCCGGAGCCCTTCCCCTTACAACCGCCCCGACTTCGTTATTCAGGACGTCGGACATGTTCACCTGACCCTCAACCACGTAGATCCTCGGGTGGATCGACTGGGCCAGGGAGTCAAAGGTGTTCCTCATTACAAACGACTTCTGCTCCTGAAGGTCCATCGTCTTGTCGGCTTCAGAGAGCCCGAAGAACGTATGAGGTTCCGGATCAGGACAGAAGATCGAATAAGGAATGTCATCCACAGGGGAGGCGTGGACCAGTTCCTTCCCGATCAGACAAACCCTCAGAAGCTCGTCAATCCCATCCCCATCGAGGTCGTACCGAAGGTGACACTCCCGATAGAGGGTTTTCTTAGGTCCATCCCCAAACGTCGTTGAGGCCGGATTCCTCGCAACCCGCTCCTGGTTGAACTGGAGGGACCTTTCGTGGGAAACGGACGAATCAACCGTCTCCGGGTCGTAACCCAGAGCGATTAGCTCCCCTCGGGTCTTCTCCGTTCGATGCTCCACATAGGTCCACGTGGAACGATCCCCGAACCTCGCGGTTCGGTTGATAAGGAACTCCTCCGGAGGCAAAGCCGCAATCGTGACTTTGTTCTTCTTCCGGGTTCTCTTGACAACCGAGTCGTGAAGGTAGGCGGTGTAAACAGGATTTCCGCCCTCGTCCATGAGGGCTGGCACTGACGGGTCCGGATAAGCCTCATCCGCCACGAGTTCTGCTCCGTCTTCGGACAGAACTGCTGCCAGGGCTTGATCCGTAAGCCCGGAAAATTCATGCGTGGTGACGGAGTATTCCTCGTCCCACCAGTATTTAATGATTCCAGTCTTTCTAATCAGGGCGTCCTTGAACGCCGAATAGAAGACCTCAAACCCGGAGTTCTCTCGCTGGACGATGTAGTTGACGTAATCGGTCGCCTGTTCCGCAGACTGGATGTCTTCAGGGCCGACGGGGACGAACTCGACTACCTTCTCTCCTGAAAAGAACACCCTCATCAACGCCGGAAGGATCTGGAGGCCGGTATCCCTGACTTCCGTCAGGACGATCTGCGACCTTCCCTCCTCCTCATTTCCGAACCGCTCGCCACGGTAGTACCTCGTGGCTTTCGCTCTCTGGGGCGCGATGTCGGAGTCGATCCAACTGGAAGCATCGTCCGACTGGTTCAAGACGTAACTTTTCAGTTCGTCAAGAATCGCTTCCTGATCTTCTTGAGCTTCCATTTACTTCCTGTAGATCGTGTCATGCTCCAGGATCTCGGCTATCTCGTAGCCGAACTGCCGGAGGTACTGCCGACACCCCTCGTCGTCACCGTTACCAATGGTCTCAAGGCAGACAATCGGGGAGCAGTAATAAAGGGTTTTGGCCGCCCCCTTGAGAACGTCCAACTCAAACCCCTCAACGTCGAGGTGGATCAGACCGATCACCCCAACGAAGTCGTCAATCCTCATTACCGGGGTAATGTGGCCGTATTCCGTAGCGCGGTTTTGGATCGTCCGCCAGCCGCCGCAGTTGACCTCCCCGCCGGGGTTGTCTAACCCGCACCAGCTTCTCGACCCACCTAACGCAGCCTGGATCTTCGCGACGTTCCGCTCGGGGACGTTCTGGGTTAAACACCAGAAGTTCGTAGGCTCTGGTTCAAAGGCCAGAACCTTCTCAAAGAGTTTTGAATACTCTTTGGCGTACAAACCAACGTTCGCCCCGGCGTGGACGCAGACCTCCCAGTCAGTAACGTACTTTAAGATTCTTTCGGGAAGGTCCCGCCATTTCTGGTAGCACCACTCCCAGGCCCCCTTGTCATAGGTCGGCCAGTGCCACCCTTCTCGGACTTCCGTAGCGAACACAAGTACCCTTCCTTGTCTTGAACCCCGAAGGAGAGGCAGAGGTCTTCACTCAACCCCGCGCAGAACTCCACCGGAGAACCGAAAAAGCGAAAGGCCGGGGAGAGTTCCAGGGAACGCCCGTCCATCGCTAAAAAGGCGTGTTCGTAGACACGGTTCTTGTGTCGGTGGACGACTCCGAGGTAGCCTCCCTGATACGGGATCATTTGACTACCGCCTGACCAAAATTCCGTCAGCCCCGGCCCTTCGTAAACAACTTCTGGAAGTCTCTCCGAGATGTCCCAGATTTCCAGAGGGCTAGTGGAATAAATAACCCGTAGATGCCCGTCTTCAACAAACGGCATCCAGTTTTTCTCTCTTTTTTCAGTGGGAATCGACCTCCACTCCATTGACTCCAAATCCACCAGAATCATCGTGTTCCGGTAGATAACCCACCGCCCCTCTGACTGGTAATGCCCTGAAAAAAGACCGCACAGGCGTCCGTTCCAGCGGATCAGTCTGCCGTCCTCCAATCCATTACTGAAAATCAGGGGGCGGGGGTTGTAATCAATCTCCCTCGTTCCATTCCTGGTTACGAGGTGAGTCTTTGAATCCGGAGGTCTGACAAAACCCTCGTCAAGATCGTAATTGACGGTCCTGATGAGGTAGTTGTCTTCCCATATAGAAGGATTAGTCTGAAAATCTACACCAACCCTTTCAAATTCCGGTGGACTGGCTTCGTCCACAGATATGCCGTGCCATTGATCGAAATGGCTTCCGGGGCCGCAAAGGTGAGGCAGAGGGCGTCCGCCAAGTCTGGTGATTTCAGCCCTCTTTTCTTCATGTCTTCCTTCGATTCGACCTGGGCCTTCCCCGTTGAGGTGAAAAGGTACCTCACGGAACACATTTCCGAGATCAAATCCTCGTTTCTCGGGATCTTGCAGCTTCTCTTTGCTAACCAGTCCCTCAGCCGGAACCACAATTCGGCCCTTAGGTTCCGGTAATTGCCGATAGAAGGGCTCTCAGAGACGTTAACACCGAGAACAGGCAGACCAAGCTCGCGAAGCCGGTCCACAACACCAGACCCAAGACCAATAGAATCAATACAGATGACATTTGGTTTCGGTTCTGACGCATCGTATCTCGCTTTCACCATCCCACAAGTCTGCATGAGGTCCAAACCGCGCCAGAACTCCAAATCCGTAATCACGGAGCCCTGTTTGACCACTAAAGCGGTCTTATCGTCCCCATAACGAGCCACATCGAGCCCCCAGACAATATCTGCCTGGGGGTTCAAGACGACATCTCTGTACGCAGCGGCCTCTGCAAGCTCCCTGGAGATGATCGTGTTGTCATCCGTGGTGGGAAATTCACCCAAAACACGGATTCTGTACTCGTTCGACTCCTCTCCAGACTTTAACTTGACTTCTTCGATGAAGTCCTTTGAAACCCTCGGAGAGTCAAAAGCGGAAATGTGGTAGGTCTGCCAGAAATCCCTTAGCCGATTGTGGGTGTCGAAGAAGAAGCCCGTCGTTCTGGTAGGATTTCCGGTTAAAATCGTGGTAGCGGTCTCACCGGACATCGACCCCTGGGCGGCGTTGAAGACTTCTTCTGGAATACCCGAAGCCTCATCGGCCAAAAGAAGCACGAACCGGGAGTGAATCCCCTGCATCGCCTCCGGGGTTTCCGCTCTGGAGGTTCTAGCAGACAAAAATACCTCGTCCGGAGCCGCTTTTAAGGCAATCCGATCGGAAGTGACTACCAGAAGCTCCTTCAAAAACGGAGGCAGGTTGTTCGTCCAGGCCCGCGTTTCGGCAAACAGGGCGTCAAACAACTGAGGAGAACTCGGAGCCGTCATCACGATCTTGGCCGGGTATCTGGTTACTAAAAACCAGATCGACGCCCAGGCCAGAGTGGCACTCTTTCCCACTCCATGGGCACTGCGGATCGAAATCCGTCTATGACCCTTGGCGATATCCTCCAGAACCGACGCCTGCCAGGAGTCCGGAGTCACCCCTAACATCTCTTTTACAAAAGAAACGGGGTTG